TAAACCTCGTACTCAACGCGAGGTTTATGGGCCATATTGGCCTAAAAGAGAAGAAAGGGTTGCTGTTCGTAACCCATTGCTTGCGCATATTTTGCGTAAGAGAATTATTTCGCTTCGTGAGAAGCGAACCTCTCGTATCGAGAGGTTTGAAAAAGGGCTAGATAAAGCCCTATTTGATTTGATAAATAATAAATATAATAAAGTTCCTATACACACTATGTGTGGTGTTAAAAAGTGTTTAGAGTTTATTAAACCTGTTGAGTCTCAAGCAGGTGATGACAAATTGAATGAGACTCATGGTGATTGTGATGAAGTTAAAGTAGAAAAGAAATCTAACGTAGAATTGGTCAGCCATTCAAAACCAAGTGTTACAAAGCCAATAGAGTTGGATAATAGTATATGGCGAAAAATGTGTTCTAGTCAACAAGTTACTGAATATACACAGTTGATGGGAAGATGGCAAAGATATTTTAGCTTTAAGTGGACTAAAGATGATGCTTTTGGTAAAGCTATATCTGGTCCTAATAGTAAGACTGAATTTGCACTTCCTATTGACTTTATTAGAGATAATTTGGAAAGTCCTAATTGTATATTATTTAAGCAATATGCATATTTTGCAAGTGATTTGGAGATTAAAGTAGTTGTAAATACAACCCCATTTTATTGTGGACAATTGCAAGTATCATTTTATTATGGTGCTTCGTTAGATAAGTATTATAAAGATAGAGCTAATGTGTATTGCGCTAGTCAAATGCCTCATGTGATAATTGATGCTAGTCAAAGTAGCGAAGGTGTTTTGAAAATTCCTTATAGATATTATAAACCACTTATGGGTACATTTGATAGATCTGATGATTCTCTTGTATTGGATATGGGTAGATTGAGAATCTTTGTACTTAGTCCTTTAAAAATGCAAGATGGTGATACTAGAACGGTTGATGCCACCGTTTTTATTAGATTTGTTAATCCACATTTTCATGCAATGAAACCAAGGAAGATAGGTAAAATAGAAGCACAAATGATGGGTATTAAACAAGTGGTTAATGCCACAAGTGATATGTTGGATCAGTTATATCCTGATCCACAACGTGATAATCCGACTGATATTATTCCACCCAAACCCATAGTTCCTTGGAGTGCGCATTCCTGGTGTGTTGGCGATAATTTGCCAGAACCTACCAACCCGCTGAGAACGCAAGCAAGTGGTCAAACTCCTCATCCACCTGGCACTTTACCGAGAGAGCCAGAAGCTAATTTAAGTTATATTTCAAAAATATTTGGACTAGCATTTGTTCAACGTTGGTCTGTGGATGATGTTGAGGGTATATTAAGATCGATACCGTTTAGCCCAATGTTAGCTTTTGGCGAGTATGGGTCTGTGACTTGTACAAATTCTACATCTAGGGATTGTGCCGTTTTACCTCCTGTTTCTGTGATATCTCAACTTTTCGCTTATTGGCGAGGTAGTATTGAATATAGATTAGATATAATAAAAACTAAGTATCATACCGGAAGATTGATTATAGCTTATATTCCGAGATATATTGAAGACTGGGATCCTACTATAGAAGATTTAACTCATGTAGATCATATTGTGATAGATATTAGTGATGAATCTTATCAATTCCAATATAAGTGTAATTATGTCGCAGATAAACCTTGGTGGCCTAGAAGACGTGATGGTTATTATTCTAGCGAAACTGCTCCACCTGGTCGTATATATATTGGTATATTAAATAGATTGAGTGCGCCTCCAAATGTATCTAAGGAAGTGAATATAAATGTATATATGCGTGCTGGTGTTGATATGGAATTTAGTGTGCCTGTTGCCCCACAGATAGGTTTAAGTTTTAATACTGATGTTTTAGCTACAGTTGGTCGAACGATTTCATATAAAGCCGATTATGGTCCACCACGGACGTCCATTTATGTTGGTGCTTGGCATACAACCGGCTCTGGTGCACTATTGCGGTATGGTCCTACATCTGATCATGTTACACAGTTTACGGCTAATCCAGCTGGCGGTTATAATCAAGTTTATGTTGCTGATGGGTTTGATGTACCAAATCCAGATGGTGGAAAACCTCTTAATTACTTGGTAGTATTTCCAAGTTATGATGGAGCTTATGCCTATGGTGCTGTCTTTGAGTCAGCCCTGCTCGCTTCCGTTTTTTCTAAAACGATTCAGATAGTAGCAGGTGTTTGGTCTTATGATCTAGATAAAATGCATCAAATATCTAAAAACGGTGATTATTGGTTGGATACAAAAGTATATCGTTGGCAAAAAGTAAATGTGGCAGAGGCCCAAATGGACGAAAGAAAAGATGCTTGTGGAGTAGATTTAAAGATTCATCCTACAATTTTTTCGACTGATAATGGAAGACTGACGTTTGGTGAGAAAGTTGACAGTATTAAACCTTTACTTCGGAAGTATGCACCCTATTGCCAATTTATTAGTACAAAGAAAGCGCCTTCTGATCCTAGTCAAGCAGATTTCTGTTTTCCAGTGATGCCACAGGGTCTATATTTAGATCCATACGATCAAAACCATGTCGAAAATAAATATCAAAATAGAGTTAGAGATGGCGCTATTCCTATATTAGCATCCGGTTTTAGATTTTATAGAGGTAGTGTAAGATTTAGATTTATAGTTTCCGCTAAGGAAAAAGGAGTATTTTGGGTGCAGCATCGCCCTGATTATAATTTAAGAGATGAGAAAGTTACCATTCCTAGGGATGATGTTGCTGAAAGTACGTTCCAAACAAATTACAATTACCTTATCCAATCAACAGAAATTAATGAGGTAATTGAAGTTGAAGTTCCTTTTTATCAACCTGGACAATTAGGATTATTACAACGTCCTGATCGGAGTAAGACTGAAGATGCTGTACATTTTAGTTTAGGTTATTTATATTGTGGTTTTGATTCAATGAAGACTGTTGGAGCCAAAGATTTACCTTATTATTGTCAAGTATTTTATTCTATGGGTGATGATATGAGTTTCTCTGTATTTCAAGGTTTTCCTCCTGTTTTTGATATATCCTCTGGTAAACGGCCTGTAATGGAAGCTCAATCTTCTCAGCCATCTACATCTAGTCAATCGGATGATGGTTTTTTTGCGAAACAAGTCAAAAAAGTTACAGGATATCTAGCAAATAAAACACAAGAATCCGTTACTGAAAGTTTTAGAGAGCAGTTAATTAGTGCAGTTGCCCAAGATCAAAAAGACGCATTTAAAGAACAATTACAAAGTCAAGGAATAACGGATATAATATCAAAATGGATTTCTCCTGATTTAGTAAGAAATACAGGAGTAACTCAACAAGTTGCTATATCTGCCATTTCTCAATTAGTACACTCTTTAGTTAATCCCACACCAAAGACTATAATTATAAGTTTAGCAACCTTTTTGTTGCAAATAGGAGTATTATTAGCTAGTTTTGTAGATAAATTTATAGCTGTAGGTAAGAAATTGATCAATTTGATATTTAGAGATCCCAAACCAAATGTGGTTCCATCGACTGGGGAACCATCAACATCAATTGAAATGCAACCATTAATTCCTAAACCTTCTACATCAAAACAGGTGTATAATACAACAATAACACCTAAAGAAGTTAGCTGGTATGATAAAATGAAAGCGAGTTGCACAAAGAAATCAAACCCTGTTGCGCAAGCCGGTGATTCTATTGTAGATGCCGATCAAAAGGAGCTACAAGAAGTAACAGCCGCCTTTGTTTCCACCTGTGTAACTGGAATGCTCGCTGCGTGTAAAGTGACAAAACGTGATATACCAGATAGTTTACCTAATTTTAGTAAATGGTTGTATCAAGGATCCTTTACATTTACAAGAACAGCAAATGGCTTTTTTATGTTCTTTAAAAATAATTTCTTAATGTTGCAAAAGATTTGGCATTGGATTGTTGTAAAATTTTTCCCTAAATATCGACTTGATGCAGAGGCTGTGTTCTATAATGATAGTTTATTGAAGTTCGTGTCGCAAGTTCAGTGGTGCCTAGATGAGACACATCATATGCAAATTAGAAGAGATCCTAGTGCCACAAATAAAGTGTATGAGTGTGCTACAATAGCCCAATTATTTTTGTTACATGAAGCAATGAATAAAACAAATCGTAATATGCCACTTCTTATGGAGTACTGTAGAAAAATAGTTGGTTTGCGTGATAAATTGGCTATTGAGTGTGTTGCTCCTCCTGTTGGTTATGAACCGTTTGTGTTATGTCTGGAGGGACCTACTAATGTTGGAAAGTCATATTTAGCTCAAAGATTAGCCAACGATGCTATGGCTGCTATTGGCTTTACAGGTTATCAAGAAATAACATATACTCGTACACCTGGTAATGCATATTGGAATCAACTACATAATCAACCTGTATGCTTATTTGATGACTTTCTTGCATTGGAGGATCCCAATTTTGGTTTATTGCAAATAGGAGAATTGTTTTGTTTAAAATCTAAGGCTGTGTTCAATCCTCCTATGGCTGCGATTGACGACAAAAATATTAGATATAATCCTTTACTTGTGATATTATGTTGTAATAAGCCTTTCCCTGTGGTTAATGGTGTCGGTTCACCTGAAGCATGGTATAGAAGAAGAGATGCTATGTATCATGTTCAGAAGAAAGAAGAATTTATGGGTCAACACCCTCGAAATATCCCATGTGCTAAAGAATTCAAACATCTAGAGTTCATTCCATATACAGATCCTGGTTCAACTATTGCTGGATATCAACCAAAATTAACATATGAATATTTCTTAGCGGATTTCCTTAAGAAGTTTAAAGAGTATTCCAGTAAAGAATTAGCTGATTTTGCCGTAATGCTGGAACAGGCTAAGAGATTTTATCCAACAAATAAAGATGATGAATCATTATTGAATGCAGACATCTCATCATACTTAAATACTCTTTATATTGATAATACCACAGTAGAAGATAGAGATTTTGTTGAGGAAGGGAGAGAACTTATGGAGAAGGCAAATTTCAAGACTGAGATGGCGAGAACTATTCGTCATAAATTATCAAAAGAAAAGGCTGAAGCTCTAGAGGTAGAGCGAATTTTCTCTGAGAATTACAAAAAACTAACACATTATCTTAATACTAATCAACCTGCTAATTTTTTGGAATTTCTTAGAGGAAATTGTACTATACTCACAATAAAGACTGAATTAGAAACCTATGCCAAAGATGTTCTTAAATTAGATTTAGCCCAGTATTATTTATCCATTCCATTCCTTAGGTTTATGAAACAATTTATGAAAACATTTAAAATTAAGGGATTTCACCATCAAGTATTATTATGTATTAAAGCTGTGATAGATATTGATATTAGTGAGATTGAACATAATGATGTTGATGAGAATTTAAAACCTATATTAGGTCGTGATATGTGGATAGCTCCACCGCAATCTGTGGTTGCACAAGCTAGTGATAGTGATAGTGAGAGTGAAGATGACAGTGATACTAGTAGAAATAGATATTTGAAATGCAACCATGTGTGTGGTATTAAATTATTTTGTGAAAAATATGAAGCGAAAGATATTTCTTTAATGGTGAATAGAATGGGTAGATGTTATAACATTAATTTAATACCAAATACATGTGTTAGTGATATGTATGCTGTGATGTCATGTGATAAAGGCTGTTTTGTTGAGACTGAAGAATTTTATAGGTATTTTATGCAACATATTACAATTCGGTATAGAAAAGGGCAAGAGATTGTGCCAATGTGGAAGAAATATTGTGATAGAGATTGTAAAATGATTAGTAATACAACAACGCTGGCAACAATTGCAGAGGTCGAAGCTGTTCAAGCTGAGGTGGATGAAAACGCCGCTAAGCAGAGGTTGTTTAAAATACCTAAGATTGGAACTGTGATATCAGCTATTTTAACAGGTGCTGTCTTGGTAGGCTCACTTGCTGTACTTGTTAAAACATCTAAATGGCTATTTGATGAGATTACTCCTAAACCTGATCCAATAAAGGAGAAACTCAGAAATGATCGAGCCGCGCTTATACAACTTGGACATGAAATGCTCGAGAAGGAATCACGAATGAGTGAGGAAGAGTTTGAGCTTGAAAATCAGAAAGGATATGACGCAAAGGCCGTTGCTGCTCGCAACGTGCGGCCTACTGTTGTGAAGTCAGTAGTTAGCCAAGCCGCAGATTCTATCGTCGATACTCTCACTCGTATCGTAGATAGAAACACCTTCACATTGAGAGTTCAATACATGAATCCTAATGGAAATTTAACCAATAGAGATTTTAGATGTGTTGGTCTTCGCCAACACTATGCATTATTAATCGACCATTATGTTTTTTGGATAGATCAACATTTTGATGAAAATACAGAAATATTTTATATTAAAAATCAGATTATATATAAAGTCAATTGGTCAGATATTAGAAAATCTTTAAAACAATTAGAAAATTCAGCATTATGTGTTGTTGAACTCCCAATTCAAATTCCTAGTTTTAGAAATATTATTAAATTTATGATTAGTGCTAAAGAGACTTCCAATATGAGTGCAGGTGGATATTTATTACAAAAGAATGAAGAGAATAATACATTGCTCCTTAAGTCTTTTGACCGTATAGTCAGAGAATCAGGGATTGATGTTTCTAATGACGATGACTCTGTTACGGTTGTTGATCATGTTTATAAATATCCTTATGGTGGCAGAGGTGTTTGTGGAAGTGTCTTGTGCACTGATAATAATAACTATAATGGTATAATAGGTATACATATTGCGGGGTTGCGTGACTGCTCTGTGGGATATGCGGAAGCTCTAGTGAGGGAGTCTTTCGATTGGATAGTTGATAATGGTGAACCAGAGCAAGATGACGATAACGCAATTATTGCAAATATGCAAGATGTGGACAATGCTATCGTCCACTTGAAAGGCGTTGTTGATGTTGTTGGCACCATTTCAAAGAAAGATGCTTGGTATCCTGCAAAACACTCGCGATTAATACCCACAATATGTTCAGGTTTAATAACAAAACCAACTTTTGAGGTTCCTGTACTTTCGCCTTATGATGATAGGCTTGAAGTTTCATTTTCACCATTACTAGAGGGGTGTAAACATCATGCTGATCCACTTTTCTATATCCCTAAAGAACTTGTTCAGAGGGCTTATGAAGATATTAGAGATGTGGTTTTAGCTAATGCTAAACCACTCAGGATGGAGGTAGGGAAATTGTCATATGAACAAGCTATATGCGGAATTCCCACATTACCTGACTATGAAAGTGTAAATTTTAATACTTCTGAAGGATATCCATGGCGAATTCGTCGACCCAAGTGGGCCACGAATAAGATGTGGATGTTTGAAATGCAGGAGACTCAAAATGGGTATAAATTATTAAGTATGGATAAGAAGCTATTCGAAACGCTTGAGTATCAAGATGAACGCCGAAGGCTAGGCTTTTATCAAACTCCTATCTTTGTAGATAGTTTGAAGGATGCAAAATTGCCTTTCGAAAAGGTTCTTAATCCAGGTAAGACTCGTATATTTTCTATTTCTCCGATAGATTTTTCAATTGCACAACGTCAATACACTTTGGATTTTGTAGTGGCGTATCAGAAATATTGGTTTGATTTAGAACATAGCGTTGGCATTGATATTTACAGTCGTCAAACAGATTCATTAATTAATGATATGTTAACTGTGGGTAATAATGTCGTTGCTATGGACTATTCGAAATTTGGTGATAAATTATATGCAGGTTGCGTATATTATGCTTTCAAAATTATAATAGAATGGTATCAGCATTACGGAGATAATAGTAAAGAAAACGAGATGGTAAGAAAATGCATGAGCTACGAATTAATGTATTGTCATCATTTAATGATTAATTTTGTTTATCGTTCATTGGGAGGTATGCCTTCAGGAAATCCTCTTACAGTAATTTTAAATTCACTAGTTAATTGTATGTATATTCGTATCTCATGGATGATTTTACTGAAGAATCCAGCGATTCCTCGTGGGTGGGGACTCGTTGAGTTCCACACGCATGTTAAGAAACGGGTTTATGGAGATGATCTGTTTCTCTTCGTATCTGATGAAGTCAAAGATTGGTTTAACGCTATTACAATACAAGAAACTTTAGCGAAGTTTAATATATCTATGACTGCCGCTACGAAGGGAGACGAATTACTTCCATATGTTACTATAGGTGATCCAAATGCGACGTTTCTAAAGTGTCGTTTTCGACGTCACGATAGGCGGAACGTGTGGATCGCTTATATGGATAAGCGTGTTGTTGAGGAGATTTGTAATTGGACATTCTCCACTCAAAAGGATTTGCTGGCTTCTTCTATAGAAGCGTGCGAAGCAATGCTCGAACTTTGTTATGGACATGGTGAAAATTATTATGAAGAAGTGCGTGAAAAAATTCGCAAATTTTGGCTTGATAAACATGTCCATGTCAAACTTCGAACATGGCAAGAAGTTGATTGTCGTATTTACGACAACTAATTTTACATAAAATTTCAAAATTTTTATAACCTTTTTTAATTTGTAATTTTATTTTTTCTTTTATATTTGACAATTTACCGGTAA